ATAGTAGTCAAAATTACCCTCGTTGTAACTGTATCTTAGCGAATCTTTCACCCAATCCTTATAATAAGATTTCCAAGTGGTTTTATATTTTTCGGTCAAAGTCGCTGAGCCCCAAATTTCGTAGTAAGCAGTATATTTTTTCTTTTTTGGAATTGAAAGTGCTTCTATTGCTTCTGAGCTTGTTAGTTCATTGTGTATTGAACTAAGTATTATCTTGAGATTTTCCAAAATGAATGCGGCAATAAATTCCATGTCGTCTTCATCGAATTTTTCTCCAATCCAAGCCCCGCTAGTATTTAATTTTTTCATATTATCATGTTCATAGTCCCAAGGATTTCTATATTCGAATTCATCTTCAATGAGTTGTTTTGATAATACAAGTAAAACTTTTAATGGTTGATTAGATAGCACGCTCATGTTTATAAATACAAAAAAAGGTGAGAATTAACTCACCTTTTTTAATCATTCAGTTTTTGCTCGAAGGATTTGAGTACTCCAATTATGTTATCTCTACCAACAGGGTTAGCTGAGTGAACATTATAAGTCGGAATTGGAATCCCATTTGTCCAACAGTAGTTACACAACCATTTTGCACAATCGTAACCCGTTTTGATATCTTCACCCAAATCATGGTCAAATGATATTTCATCAGGAAGACCATTTTCTTCAATGTGTTTAACGAATTCCTCGTAATTTCTTACAATAGTCCAACCCTTAGTCTTTGGATTTCTTACGTCGTCCAAGTACAACTTCGGCAATTGGATTATTTTTTTGTTCTCTTTCATAATCTTTTTCTCCAACAACTTGATAGGCTTCAAGTAGAGCCCACTGTGCTGAATTTATTAATTTTTTTACTTTCTTAATTCTTTTGGTTATCGGATGACCCACCAAATGAGATTCAATCATACATGTTTGTACGTGTAATCTATCCATTAATTCTAAATAATGTCCATCATTAATCTTCATTTTCAGTAATTTTTGCAATTATTGAATCGTTATGTTCTATAATCATGGTATGAATACTACCCGTACCAAAATTTAATTCAGAATCTGTAATTTCAGAATCCCAATAAAGGTCAATAGGACTGAATTCTGACTCTTCTTCTTCAGTCAAGGGTTCGTCCCACTCAACATTAGTTACGTCAACATCGCCGTCCGTAGAGGTCTCTATAGACAAATCAGGGAAGTCAAGGTCTTGCATTTCAGTTAAGTCTTTGGATTCTAAAAGTTCGATTAGTTCGGAGACGTTAAATTGTTCACAAACTAAGTTAGCTCCTCTCCAAGTAGTTTCGGAATCACAAGAAAACTGTTTATCGAATTTGGAACCATTGTGGTAACAAATTTCGAGTAGCGACTTTCTATAAAGGTCAATGCTGACTTTTACGTAATCATCAGGATTCAACTTTTTGAGTTCTGAAATTACAGATTCATTTTTCATGGGTAATCAATTTGTTTTGTTTCGGTATCAAATAAAATGGTTATAGGTTTGTTTTCATGTGTGTATCTCTCACCTAAGACTGATGCGTTGATGAATTCTACCCCATTAAAACTTTTCTGACCGTAAGCACAGTGTATGTGACCACATACGTGTATTTTGGGTTGGATATCCATAATTCTTTGAAACAAATCCTCACAACCTACTCTTTGACCATTTGGAACCCAATCCAACATTCCATGTGCTGGTCCATGAGTTATCAAAATATCAGTGTTACCAGGAATCATTGCCCACTTCTCTGCGAGTTTTTCTCCTCTTGGTAGATTGAATGCCCAATTGAAAAATTCAGGTTGCCAAGGACTACCGTAAAACTTTACACCATCGATTTCGATACCATTATCGAAAAGGTAATGAACTCCTTTTTCTTTATATTCAGGGGCAATATCACTCACCAACTCAAAACCCCAATCGTGGTTACCAGCAATGAAGATTTTGTGAGTGTAGTCAACATTAGAAAACCAATCCAAGAAACTTTTGATTTCCCCTGTTTTACCCATCATACTGATATCACCCGCGTGTACAAGAACATCACCACTACCTAAAATGTTATTATAGGCCTTGGAGGTCAAATACTCGTGTTTGTTATGAGTATCACTAATGAATGTTATTTTTATCGTCTTCATCTTTATCCCAATTTAGAAAATCATCTCCTTTATAGTCAGGGTGATTTTTGTGCATGTTATCAATTCCTTGAACCCAAAGGTAGGATATAATTGCGACAACTATGAACATTACTAAAAAAACTATCCACATATTTTTTAAATTTTTTAATCCCACCAATTTTTTATACCTGAACCATCAAACCAATTTTCCCAATGAGAATGCTCCCATTTTTCTTCGTCGGATAGTTTATCGTAAATTTTTATGAATTCTTGATGGTCTTGTCCTTTGAGAATTGACCATAATTCATCCCATTCCTTCTTTTCGAGCTCAGTTGATAAATCGAAAACCTTTCTGTTATGTTCTTTTTCTTCAGGAGTATCTTCTATGTCGTCGAACCAACCACCACTATTTTTCAACTCACCCAATTCCTTTTCCGCTAATGAAATATAATTTGATTCATCCAAATTTCTTATAATTTCAATAACTCTTTTCATTTTAGCAACTTTCTTCATCCTTGATACTTCTACCTCGTTACCATGAAATTCAAGTGTGTTAGCACTTTTTTCCAATGAACGTGCAAGAAGACTTAAATTGAAAGTATAGTCCCATGACCTAAATCTCCAAAGTTCTTTTCTGAAATACCAAAGGTTTTCCAAGAACATAGGTATTTTATAACGAAAAACTTCGTAAGTTTTGTACCACCAAGTTTGGTGTCTTGCCAACCTTTTGAGTGATTTCCAAAAACTATCTGCAAATGTTACTTTCATCTTGAATTTTTTATAATTTCCATAATTTCTCTTGTTAGAGAACCTGCTGTCTTCGTACCATCATTTGACCATTTTATGATGGCGTTTTCAATTTGTTGATATAATAATAGAGATTCCATAATGCAAATGTAATAAAAAAATAAGACCCGACAAATTAATTTGACGGGTCTTTTGGAAAAGGGATATATGAGAACACTCTGAAGAGTGATGTAGAGATAAATATATCAAAAAAATAAAAAAAATCTTTATTTGATACGTCTAAGGACAAAAAAAGTTAGCTTCTTTGTTTTTATATATCGACCAAAAAACCCCTTTTAATTGAGATTTTTCTTTACACCTAGGTTCACAACTATGCTTGAGGTCCCAAAGTAAAAAACATTTGAGAGCCACATCGAGTTGGTCTTTGGTTTTTACCGAGTTAACAATTTTGATAACCCAATTGAGTTCTGTATTTACCGTTGTTTCTTTCACTTCGAGTTCCATAGTTATAATTTTGGTCAAAGATACCAAACAAAGGTAAAATAACCAAAAACTAAGATAATAATTTATAATATTCTTTAAAATGCTTTAATCTATCAGGAAGACCGATAGTACCTCCGTTAACACATTTTGTTACAGATGTAACTGTTGCATCAGACGCATCCACACATCTTTTCAAACAGTTTTTACTGAAAAACCAAGCTGCGGATAATAAAGGATATTTTGTTGCTACCAAATCAGGGTTTGAAACCACATCCTCATTAATTGCCTTACCAAATGCGGTATAGTTGTCTTTACCTGTTAATTGAATATAACCTCTACCTCTGAATTTAAATCCTTCACCTGTAGATTCAGGACCATTACCCATTCTACCACCGTAAACTCTACTTGCAATCTTTTGTGGATTTCTTTGATATGATTCAGCTAAACCAGCTTCTTTAAAATATTTTCCGAAGATTCCTTTCAAACCACTAGCAGAATAATTTAGATTCTCGTTAACCACTTTGAATCCACCACTTTCATGTCCACATTGTGCCAAAAAGTGTGCCAATTTTAAAGGAGTATCAATACCAAACTTTGAAGCGGTATCAGGAATTTGAGAAATAACATTATCAGGAATGTGACCTTTTAAATTTTCTAATTTGAGGGTTCCACTTGATACTACAGGTTGTGATACCTGAGTAACCTTTGCTGGTTCGGTAATTAGAACCGCCTGACCCATGATTTTTTGCCAAGTCTGTTCACCAACTATTCCATCAGGTGTTAACCCATTTTTTAATTGAAAAGATTTAATTGCTTCCTCGGTTCCTTTACCAAAAATACCATCAGAACCTAAACCTAACTTTGATTGGAGTTTTTTTACGTCTTCTCCTCTAGACCCAACTTTTAGTAGCATAGTAATTTACGTTTAATATAAATACTTTCTACTGTGAAGAATGGGACAGGTTAACATCACCCAAAACACAATATTTGATGTTTTGAGTTAGACTTGTTGTAACAAAATTGAGTGTAAATGATGTTACAGGACTAATAGTTCCAAAATTATTTTTATTAATCAAATCGTAATTTGAAGATGTAAACCAAAGTACTTCTGTAATTGGCATAAACCCTGTTATGTGTGAGGCGATTAAGTAAGCATCCCCAAAATCTAAAGTCCCGTTTTTATTTACATCAGATGCTTTCCATTGTTTTGTACCCGTTAGAATCAAACCTGTTGGTGTTACAGGTGGTGTAGAAATGTTTTTTGTTTCGTCAAAAACAAGATTGAAATCTTGAGATGTAACACCAATAACGGGGAACGACGGAACTAACTTGTATGTTGAGTTTTGAAAAGGAACACTGAAGGTGAAAAATCCACTTGATGTTACGGTCTTGGTTTCGATAAAGTTGTCCACACCATTAACAACTCTAAATAAAGAAATTGATGGATATGATGATAATGTTGGAACTGATATTGTTCCTGAAATTGACCCTAAAGATACTTGGTTAGTTACGTTAGCACTATAAAAATCAGTGAATGTTTGTTGTTCAGGGTTTGTCCATGTACCAAACTCTATTACATAGGGATTAGACCAATTTACGTTACCTGGTAAGTCGTTCCAACAACTACCACCACCCCATTTCGTAACGGCAAAATCTTCATCACCTGAATTGTTTGGTTCACCATTACACCAGTTATTATATTGGCCTGCAATATTTCCTGCAGTTTGACCGTTTTGGGTTTTAATCAATGTACCATTTTCAGGACCAGCATCTACTCTCCAAAAACCTTCTTGAGCTCTATCCGTAAGTGCAAACCAAATATTACTTTGTGGTACATTTGATATAATAAATGCTTCCTCGTTGGCTGAAGTTATTGTTACAAGATATCCTGTTTGTCCTTTGAATGTTTGTGCAACTGAAAGTGCTTTTGCATTATCATATGTTGCTGTTGTAGATATTGGCCTATAGAAGTGGCCATTTATTGGATTATAGTAATATCCTACGGGGTTTACTGTTGCAGATACGGATATCTGAACATTACCCAGTGTTCCACCTGTATTAACCTTCAGAGAGGCTAAAGCGTTATTGATATTTGCCATGGTACCAGTAAATGCTATACGAGTAATGTTATTCCACGTATTATACCCTGTCGCAAAGGAAAGTCCTGAGGTTGTTGTGAGACTAAAAGTAGTACCAGCGGGAGGATTAACAAATCCAACCGACGCCAGTAATGTTGTTGATGAGTTGAATCCGTTTAATACAAACCCACTTCCGTCCTGATTTGATGTATTAAATTGATATATCCTTGATGGTGGAGAAGTTATACTTTGTCCAAACAAAAATAACGGAAAAAAAAATAATATTAGTATTAGATACCTCATAAATTAATTTTACTACCGATTAAGAAAAACGAAAGAATTGGAAAATCAGGATTGGTACTCAAATTCGCCTTATAGTTCACGTTTACCTTAAATCTTCTTGTTAATTGATAATCAAAACCCGAACCTAAAAATCCGCTAAATGTTCTATCACCTACGGTTACTTTATCAAAAGATGAGTAAACAAGAGGAGTAGAAATTATATAAATTTCGGGAGATATTGTTAATTTTTTTCCTGACCTGAATGGTTTTGTATAAAAAGCGGTTATTGATGGACTTATGAATAGATTTTTTTCGTCGGTAACTTTTGTAATCATGCCGCTTAAGTTCATTCCTGTAATACCCCACTTCCCTGCGTTTAGGATTGCACTGTAACCCACAAATCCCATGTAATTTCCGTAGCTATATAATGCAGTGGCATTGATATTATGAACCCATTTCAGTTTACCGTTGTTACTGAAGTGAATCTTGGTATAACGTCCATTCAGTGCAAATTGTTTTAGATTGAACCAAATCATAGATGTTACACCCCAACTTGCAGTCCCCGTCATTGAAGTTTGAGACATTCCGACGTTGATAATTCCCGTAAATGATTTATCTAGATTCTGTGCACTTGTTAAATCTGAAGATACAACCACAGGATTATTCCTTGTTGACTTTGAATTACCCCCCTTTTCATTTCTGGCGTCAACGTTCATTTGTGTTGTTGTTGCTACTTCAGAAGTTTCAGAGTTTTTATCTTTTGAATCAGATGAATTATTTGTTTGTTGAGAGTTTTGAAACCCTGTTTGATTAGATGAAGATGAGCTACTGACGCCGCCACCGACAGGATTATTATTGTTTTGAGAACTTTGAGAATTGTTTTGATTGCCTCCACCAGGTCCGTTAGTAGTCCCACCGCTCCCAACACTACCACTATTAGAAGTGGAACCGCCATTAGGATTATTACGATTTCCATTTTTTAATTTATTTTTTGAGTTATCTGAAGATTTTGAGTTCTCTATAACCAAATTTCCTGCAGTTTCTGAAGCAATTGCACCTGCAATACTCGAAACCACATTACCTATTACTTGAGCCGTTATTTGATTTCTGATAACAGTTGTTGATTGAACAGAACAAGGAGAAATTTTTCTGTAATCAGAATATAACTGATTAATCCAATTGGCAAATTCACCACTAGCTACATCTGCAGCGGTGAATGTTCTTGATTGACCATAAAAATATATTACAGTACCCCCTTGAATAGGTATTGTAAATGTGGTTACAGATTTTGTGCAAGGGTCAACAAAAGATGTGGTCATAGTTTGACCATCAACTTTCAAGCTGAGAAATAAGATAAAGAATATACTTAAAAAAGTTCTTAATCTTTTGCACATTATCTCGGGAATTTACCCTTTTTAATTAATCTAACGAGTATTCTACCACAAGCAATATCAAGTGCTTTCTTTGTAGTTATACCGATAGTTGATTGATTGAATTTAACATCACTTAAATTATCATCATTAAGTAATGTTAATTCTCTTACTGTTTTCGCTTCACCTAAACCTGATGCTGCCACAATTTCACCTGTCTCAGCATCTGTGAACCTTACTTGAAGTCCAAGTCTTGTATTAACTGTGTTTTTAACACCATCTTTGAGATTAACAGTCTCATCCTCTGATACTGAAAAATCATACACCTCAATTGTAACAAAATAGTGAGCAAGTCTAATCTTACCTCTACCATCAAGTTTGTCTTGTGATATTCCTGCTTGAGATGCTTGGAATTGTTTAACCATTCTGTTTTTAATCTCGGTTTTGTCCTCAGTAAACGTGAATCTATTGAGCTCAGAAAGATATTCTAACACAATGTTAGCAACACCAAGACCAACTTTTTTCTCTTTAAGTTCAGGATATTGTTCGTAAACCTCATCACTTATACCAATTGTTAAAATTTGAATTGGGATTTGAGGTCCATCGTAATCCATAAGAGAATCAATGTTTATTTTGGTTTCAAAACTTGCTTTGTAAGATTCTGTTTTTGTTGTACCAACAGTTTGAGCAGTTACCCTTACCGCAAATAGAAACAACAAAGTGAACCATAAAATTGTAATGATGATTCCTTTTTGTGTTGTAGATAATTTGTTCATATTAGTCTTGTTTTATTAAACCACATTTAAGACATTCTTCTTCACCATCACCATCTTTATCACCCCATACATGTTCACATTGACGATGTTCAAAATACATGTCGATTATACCATCACCATCTTCATCTATCCCATCCATTACACCATCACCATCTTCATCGATTTCTACACCGACTTGGGGGATGACTTGGGGGGTGACTTGGGGGGTAATTGATTGTTGCTGAGGTGATTGAACACTACCATCTTGGGTATTAGAAAACGATACACCATCTTCTTCGTCCATTTTCTGAACCAACATTTTGTCTTTGTCGGTGTCGCTGAACCAATAGTCGATAATTTTACCATAAGACCCAATAAACGCTCCTAGTAAAAGGAGTAATAATTCTTTCCATTCACCACTAATTGCGCTTTGTTCAAAGATGGCCATAAAAATGGCACCCATTATAACAACAAATCCACCCAAAACTAAGAAGGTAATCCACCACCTTCTTTTCATCATGGAGTTTAATAACTCTTTAAATCCTGTGTTTGGTTGCATAAATTACCATTTTGGTTCCTCTTGGAAAGGTTTCTCTTTCTTCACAGGTTCTGCTGGTTTTGCTACTGGTTTTTCTACAACACGTTCAATGACTTTTGTTGTACCACCTGCAGGTGCTGCCTGTTGTTGTTGAGAGTTGTTTATGACGATTGTCGGTTGAGGTTGTGCTTGTACTGGTTCTGCGGCCTTTTCATCGTGACCACCAAACAATAGTGTACTTAACCATACACCACCTCCAGCTACTACGGTACCCAAAGTACCTACGATTGTTTTTTTGAGACCTGACCATGTTCCGTCATTTGTCTCTTGAATTTGTTCTTCAGACATTTTTTTAAATTTTTATAAATTGTTTAGTTGTTTTATTACGGGAATCAAAAACTACTAATTGGTATAATCCACCAGGGAGACCTCTAACATCGAGTCTTTTGATAATTTTCGAGTCGAAATCTTGTGGTTGAATTTTACCCAAATTAATAACTTCCTTACCGCCCATATCATAAATAGATGCATATAATACAGTTTGTTTTGGTAAACCAATTTCCATGTTGATAATCCCTTCAGTCGGGTTAGGGAACAATTTGATTGTTATTTGTTCATTTGGTGATGGTGTAACAACCATCATGGCTCTGTAGGTCAAGACTGTAACGTCTGAGGCTAAACTAATATTGAAATGTTCTCCCATGGAATTTGATGCATCCATAAGTTTTCTTACATACACTGATGTGGAAATATCCTCGCTTGGATTAATGGCTGTGAATTTTAAATTAAACGGGGTCACCGCTCCAATCAGTGCCCCCGTTTTTTGATTGTTCATTCCTCCGAATCGAACAACACCTTTTTGGGGGTCGTGGTTTACATACTGTAACCACGGCCCACCCAAATTGGATTGTATTCCTTCGAATTTAACTTTATTGATATCATAGGACATCTCAAACTGTAAACCTGTATTTTGGAGACCATTTGTCTGTAATCTAAATGGAACATTGAGAGGTTGACCTACAACATATTGGTTTGGTATTTCTATGTTCATGTTACCGATAAAATTGTATGCTAAAACCTCACTACCTTGTCCATCAAATACAGGAGATGAGTGTGTTCTGTCGACATCCCCAAGTATAAAATACTTTAAGTCTAATGTTAGGTTTTCAGTACCAACAGAATCCGTTACGATTATACCTCTGTTAGATTTGGATGCCCAAGTTGACCAAGTTGTGTTAGATAAAACTAAACTGTCGTATTCTTCTTTTTTGAATACGTTGATTAATTTAGTTAAATCGATTGGTTTTAAACCTGAAACTGATGCGTAGATACCATAAGGGTCACCACCATCTAATGTACCTGTAAGGTTAATATCACCTATTAGATATGATAATGGGTGTTTTAAGTACTGACGACCATATCCTAAGTTAACATCAGTTGATGTAAACTCATTGAACGATTTTACCGCATCGGTTATTGTAACAGCTCTGTCTCTCAGAGATGCCAAACTATCTTGAGGGAATTTTAACTCGATTTTGTATCTTGTATTTTCCTCAATGTTAGTTAGTGTATAAAGACCTGTTGATGCGTTTGGTACAGTTGATGAAACTAACTGATTTGTATTAAAGTCGTAACAATTAATCGTTGGTAATAAACCACTAGAAGTTACTGAGTTAGGTAAGAAAACTTTACCTGAAATGGTAAGGTTCCCTAATAACTTCACTGCCATTTTTTTATACGACAGATTAGCAACGTTATCGCCAATTGACGTACCATCTTGTTTTATCATCCTTACCCAGTTAACGGTAATGGAATCTGAATCGTAGTTTGGACCTACGTTGTTAATTTTGTACTTGTTGTGAATAACATAACCATTGGAACTAACAGCAGCACCGTTAGATAGAATCAAATAGTTTCTACCAATTGTCCAGTCTGTGTTTGCTACGTAGTTATAATTCCCATTGGAGTAAGAATCATATTTGTAGTCGTTCCAAGTTTTGTAATCTACAACAGGTGTGTTGCCGTTCACTGCAACATCTACCGTGGTTGAAAGATGGGTAAATAGGGTTTTCTTAAATTGCCAGTCGACTTGGAAACCGCGGATGTCTACACCTGGTGCTGGTTTGTAATACCACGCAACATCTAACGTATCCCCCCTTCTGACTGTTGCAAGTTGTTGAAAGTGACCTATTTCTGGGGTTTGTGCAAAACTACTAATACCACATATTAGTAGAAGCAACCCCAAAAGGGTTTTTTTCATTTTACTTGAAAAGGTTTTGGATTAATGCCTCTGAGGACTTTTTTATTACATTCGAAACGGATTGTTGATTGATTGTGCCTGCTTCAGAAATAATAATTGTGGACATGGAAATCTCGGACGATTTCCCTGTGGATAGATATTCCTTGATTTTTTTACCAGATGGAGAATAAAGTGTTCCTCTCATTCTAAGGATTGTTTCGCTATTGTCTTTGTGAAAAACAGAAACACCCGTATTGGTTTGCAGGATGTCGAAATATATAAGTTCAACTTTTAGTGAGTAGTCGGAATTGTTAAGTGAATCTGCAAGTGTGTAATCCATTTCTTGTAGACTCTCTAATATTATGTTTTTTACCCCAAAAGTAAGATTTCGATTCTTAACCATTGGACCAATTTGAATCTTGTTCTCAATTGGATGAATATAAATCCTTTTTGGGTCTTGTTTTTCACTATATGAAACAAAACATAATAAGGTCAGTATGAATGATAGTAATATCTTCATTTATAAAGTATCTTGGTATCTATAAATACAGATTTTTACATTAAATTAGTATTTATTAATAAAGAATTTTGGATGTCTATATTAAATGAAATAGGAAGGATACGTGCGGTTATGGGTTTCCTAACAGAACAAGAGGAAATCGGAGGTCAAAAAATGAACGTAAACCTTAAAAGTTTTGTTGAAACTTTGCAGTTTCTAAAACTTCACAGTAATAAGATTGATAAAATCTTAATGGACATATCTGATTATTCAAACAATCAGATTATAGACTTCGACATGATGAATAGAGGTCTAAGAAAGACTCTTCTGAAAAAAGGAGATAAGAAAAAAAATGTTGAAGAATATTTGGGAAAAATAATTACATCCTTAAAATATAGAGAAAGGTCAGGTTATGGTACTGAACCAGAAAGTGAAGACTATGAGTTTGAAATCGAGGAACCATCAATTGTACCAAAGAAAGTTTTCAGAAAAGAACTTTACGAATTACAAGTAGAACTACTTAAACTCCAAGAGTGGTTGAAAAAAACCAACAAAACAGTAATCATCGTTTTTGAGGGTAGAGATTCAGCAGGTAAAGGGTCAACAATCAAAAAATTCATCGAAAATTTGAATCCGAGGTATTACAATGTAATTGCCTTAGGGGTACCCACACCTGAAGATAGAAAAGATTGGTGGGGTAGATATCGTAAACAAATAAGACCTGGAATGATTAACCTTTTTGATAGAAGTTGGTACAATAGAGGTCTTATTGAACCTGTGATGGGTTATGGCTCACCCGAAGAGTACGAAGACTTTATGGAAAACGTTGAGGATTTTGAAAGTGATTTGGTAAAAGAGGGTGACTATCTTTTTAAGTTGTGGTTTTCCATAGACAAAGACACACAAGCAAGAAGATTCAAAATGAGACAACAATCCCCGTTAAAATATTGGAAATATTCACCAAACGATTCCAAAATGCAGGATTTATGGGACAGATTCACTGAGTTCAAAGAAAAATTATTCGATAAAACATCTACACTTAATCACCCATGGGTTATTATTGATGCTGAGGATAAAAGAGTATCAGGTTTAAATGCGATTAGATACGTACTTCAGAATATTCCTTATGAAGGTAAAAATGAAGCCGTTCTTGATAAAGAATACCCTGAGGTATTAACAGTACTCAAACCAAATTTATAATATATGAGAAATTTAAAACAAATTATTAAAGAGGCTTTAGAAAAACAATTAAATCAAACTTTGATTCTTATAGATAAAGTAGAGATTTCAGAGGCTTTAAAATATCATATAGATAACGAGTTATCATTGACTGATAATGTGTTTAGAGTGTACTCAAAGGGTTATTTTGGCTTGGTTAATGAAGTAAGAAATCTTTGGGAACAAGGTAAAATAAAATTGAATGAAGAGGATACTTTAATGGTTGAATCTGACTTAGGTAAAAGAGTTAAAATTGGAGAGGAAATTGTTTACTTAGACGCCCCATTTGAATTGGATGATGAAGAAGTTTTGGAAGAAGCAAAACACAGAGGTAAAAATGTTAAATTAGGTAAACCATTCAGAACACCTGGTGGACCAAAGAAGTTTGCAGTATATGTTAAATCAAAAGGGGGTGGTGTTAAAAAGGTTACTTTTGGTGACCCGAAATTGAAAGTTAGAAACAGAAATAAAGGGGCTGCAAAATCTTTCAGAGCAAGACACAGATGTGACCAAAAGAAAGACAGAACAACTGCAGGATATTGGTCTTGTAATGTCGGAAGATATGCCAAGCAGTTGGGATTATCATCCTCAAACTCTTGGTAATGGAAATCAAGAAGGGTATGGAATTCGATAGAATCAAAGAATTTCTCCAAGATTACTTAGATACAGTTGTTTTACCAGCGTCGAATAGTGAACGTAGTGAACCCCTTTCTATGAATGTAAAAAGTATTCTCAAGGGTAGCTATCAACCACCGATTATTCATGTTTTTATAGAAGTTGAACCGCATTGGACCCCGAGAATGTCTTTAAGTGGAATTGAAAGAGACATAAGTAATTTCTTTCAAATTTTTTCAATAAATTTTAGGGTAAAAATACATTGGAATAAATCACCCAATCTCAAAGGAGTTATGGAACTATGAACTACCCATTTCAACAAGAAATAATAGATAACAAACTTAGAAGAGTTTTTACTCCTGACGTTGAGTCCGAGGAGTTAAAATGGCATCAAGACTTGAAGGACAGAAAAGTAACTGTAATTGAAGGAGGTGGTTGGGAATTTCAAATGGAAGATTCATTGCCAAGCAAATTAGAAGATGCGAGACAACTTTATATTCCGAAATTTGTTTGGCATAGAGTTATAAAAGGAAAAGGGACATTAGTTGTCGAAATTGAAGAGTTAACATGATTTTAAATTCTGATTTTATACCACATGAAAATTTTCACAAAGGTTTCTGGTTGAAAACAGAAAAGTGCCCGTGGTTTTTCTTTTATGAATCACCGAGAGATTTTAAGTTACCAAACAACAAAAATTTCTACAATACTTTAGATGAAGATTTGAAAGATATTGTTATTAGCCTTCATTCAAAAAAAATCCCAACGACCCCATCTTGCTCAGGTCATATCAAAAATGACGACCATTATGAAAAGATATTCAAAACGTTAGCCCACACAAAAAATAAAATTAGAAAGGATGGAATCGAGTTAATTAATCCTGAGACAGATAGAAGATTCTTTTATAAAAATCAGAATTATAAACTCCCCTACACAAAAGATGACTTTTTAAAAAAGCTTAGAAAATACCAAACAAAAGGTGTTTTGGGTATGGTGGACGAAGGAAATATTTACGAAAAACTCAAAGGTAAAGTACCTGTTAAAAAAAACGACGGTGTAACATTAATATTAACTGAAGGAAAAACCCCAAAGGAAATAACAAGAAAGTGGAAGGAAATTGAGAAAATTTTGAAAGACGTTTAAATTAAATCTTTCAAATCAAATTTCTCAACAAATTTAGGGAAGGCTTCTTTATAAGATTTCTGTGTCTCGTCAGAAATTTTGTTTGTGAACTGCCAATTCCAATAGAAGTTATCATTCGGTCTAAATCCATAATATGTATGTACTCTTTTCTGAGTATCTACGACATCGATACCTTTCCAGTTTTGTCCTACACATATAAATCCACTTTGAATGTCTTTGATAATATTAGACTCACCCAAAGTTGTGTGTCTATTTTCTAACCATGTAAGTCTTTCAATCAATTTCTGATAAAACATGTTTGCTTGACCCCATCTCACAGATGAGAAAAATATAACAGCATCAGATTCCAAAAGTTCCTTTGATATTTTCCAAAGTTCGTCGTCTTTGTTGTTTAGACTAGCCCAACATCTGTGTTCCCCTGATGGGTTTTTTGTTTTGTCCTTTAGCATGGCTTTTTTAAGTCCACAAGAATTACCCTCGGCTCTTGATACATTTCCCTCACATGGATAAATCTTTAGTTCTGGCACATCAATCAAAACAGACTTGTCTCCAAGGTACTCGTCAATGACCATCGCCAAAATTGTAGACTTTGGGATGTCCATTTTACCCAAATCCCAATTGTATCTGTTCGAACAAGGTAAAAGTAGAACTTTGTCTAACTTTTCAAGTTCTTCGATAGTTTTCTTCAGTGCTTTCAAATTACCTGAAGAACCATTTTTCTCAGATACATTGTATTTGTCTAATATTTCGTTGAGTGTCCTCATATTATGATAAATACCTAACTATTGTAATTAAAAACCCACCAAATAGGTGGGTTCAATATTATCCTCTAATAGGGATTACAGGGATTTCAGGTTGCTCGAATATAGGTACGGCAGTCATGGTCCTATATCTTTGTGCGGCATCTCTTAAAGTTTGATTGGGTTCTTCCATTGGTTCTAAAACATCGCCACCCGCTAATTCTGCTAATTGTGGAAGTTCTGCAACTAATATCTCTTTTTTCTCATATGCGTCTATACATTCTTTATGTACCAAATCCTGAATTTCATCTGAAGAAAGGTTTTTGTTTGTGAATTCAGATGAAAATATTTTTCTTATGTTTTGGAACATATAGTCATCAATTTCCAAATCCAAATAATCTACACGATTATCCGCTGCATTCCAAAAACTCATTTCTCTATCGGGTAAACTTCTGTAACCAGCAAATTTATATCCTGTTTTTTTGTTGATGAAATAACAAAGAATCCCACCTCTCCAATATCTTTCGAAATAATTTTTTTCAGCCTGATACGTGGTACACCATCTTGTACCTGCTCCATATTTCACTGAAGCTTGGAATGTTAAAGGTCTAACTGCCACCCACACATCGTCCTCGTATTCTTTAATAACCTGACCCTCAAGTTCTTTGGTAAGTTCTTTCATCGATGCTAAAGTAATTGCACCTCTAATTTCATCGATGGTTGAATAAGAAGTAACATCATTATTTTCAATTTGATTCCTATCCATAAAATACATGAACTCTTTGATTGTAGAAAAAATTTCGCTAGGGAAATATTCCATAATCATATTGTAAACGTACAACTCGTTATCAGTCAGATTTATAATAGAAATACCTCTGTTTATAAGACTAGATTCATATCTTAGTTTTACATCACTGTAAACTTCCCCGACAGAGTTATTTTTCAAATTCAATCTTTTTGCGATTAGTTTACATAAAAGTGGGGTATATTTGTAAGTTTTCGATGTGTCCAAATTTACAATTATGTCTAATATAGACACATTCAATTCAGGATATTGTTTTTTCATTTCATCAATTCGAGACATAACTTTTTTTTTTAAAACATAGTTTAAATTGAATTTTTAGTCAAATAAAAAAAGGTGGATTAGTTATCCACCTTTTGCGGAGGCTCAGGGATTCGAACCCCAGTTACAGTTTCCCGTAATTCAGTTTTCAAGACTGACGCATTCAACCGCTCTGCCAAACCTCCGAATTTATTTGTTCAATAAATACAAATCTATTAACTTTGTTCTATGAAAACAACTCTAACGACAATATTCTTAATAATTTGTTTGAAATCTTTCAGTCAAACAAGTGATGTAATGTGGGTTCCTGACCAAAAAACCATGGTTGTTACTTACAATAGTGATATAAACGGGGTAGGATTTTACCTCGGTGGATATCTACTCACATCTTTTCCTACTCCCTACATTTACACCACACCAATGAGTAGATTTAACAGAATGGGATTATCCATAACTAATCATAGAATATCTTTGATGGCGGGTGGTTTCGTTGAATCTTTCAGAGATAGTATCTCCGTTAAACCAGACATTTGGGTTAAAATTTACCCACTTAGAATTCTAACAAAAACTGAAAAAGGTTTAGATTTTACTTTTGGTGTAAATTACATGGAAGGATTTAGATACGGAGTTGGTTTATCAATCCCATTCAGAGGTATTTATTAATAATGAAGAAACTAATATTAGAGGATAAATTGGATAATGTTGTAAGAACAATCGTTAGAGATATTATAACGATTGTTAAAAAGGAAAAAGACGGTGAGTACGGTCTTCCTGAAGATTTATACGAAGACCAAATGGAATATGAATTTCCCCAATTGGGCAATTCTTTTTCAATTTTTTTAGAGATTTCCTCTGACGAATCAGTTGATGGATTCGATGTAGATGCAGAATACTACAATGATGATGATGTAATTTATGTGGAAATTATAACTAACCCAAGTTATGGTCAAGAAATATTACAACCCTTGGTTGGTGAGTTAAATGAAGTAATTAGACACGAATTGGAACACATAAAACAACATCAAAAAGGTTATAAGTTTCCGAGTCGAGAACCTAAAAGTCCTGAAAAATATTACACACAACACCATGAATTGGAGGCTCAAAGAGCTGGTTTCAAAAGGAGGTCAAAAGGTGAAAGGGTTGATTATGAAACATTGGTTAGAAGATGGTTCGACGAAAACATACATAAACACAGAATGAATAAAGACCAAGCCGAAAGAGTAATTCAAAAAATACTCAGTGAAAAATGAATGAATTACAAGGGATATTAAAATTTCTACAAAAGTATTTCAAGGACCCAATTGAATTTGAGGGAATTATATTTCAATACTTTGATATTGAGATTGAAGAAGGGTTCGCCGATGCTTTCAGATTCAACGTAAACGTTATTCTTCCTAAAGAAAATCAATCTTACATAGCTCAAGTGTTGGATAGTTTAATTCAAGACCAAATTTACGAAGCCTACAAATTTATCGGAAAAACGTATTCGTATACTATCGTTATGGATGTTAACGATAAAGAGCTATTCAACAATACTTTTACATTTATTAATAAAGAATCACTAAGTGAAATTATCAAAAAATGTAACGATGAATTCGGAAGGATTGGCATAACAGTTTTCGAGGGTGAAAAGACTTTGGATATGAGTTGTAGATTAAGTTGGGATAAAGTTCCTTATGATGGAATTCATGAAAACGTAAATTTTTATATGAAAATGGAACTTTCCGACTTCGAATTAGATAAAACACCCGTAATACCAAATCCTGAAAAACTAAATGATGTGGCTGGAACTCTTTGGAGTCTTTTAGTTGATAGAGATTGGTTTCTTCCTAAAATGGAAGACTATATATATGAAGTAATTTCACCTGAAACAAAAATTGATAAAGTTGAGGACGTATATGCTCAAGTTTTTATCAGAGTGAATAGACTAAATGGGATTAGAGTTAAACAAGAAGAAAGATACGGCAAGATTCAACCCGATTTTTTTATAACAGCCTCTTAATTAGTTTTTTGAACAAAGAAATTAAAATCTCTTTGGATAATAAAACAGCACCTGATGCTATTAGTCTCTCAGCTATCAAGACCGCGGACTCTGTGATATTCGTTGCCCCATATGCAATATCTTGAATATCTCCAATTATTGGAATTAAAAAGGCGTATGAAACAATTTCCAAAACCTGACTGGTGATAACTTTGGTGGAATTTAAAAATTTTGTAAAAGCGTCTTTGAGTTGGTATGCTTTCAATAAAGCGGTATCAAATGCTTCTTCCAAACCATGTTCTTTGATTGTATTCATGACTTTGATGAACCCTCTCTTACCTTCAAAAAATATTAAAAAGGCGATACCCGATAACACAAGATATCTTTCACTTTCGTTTAATTGAAAATCGCCTGACTTCAAAAACTCATTCAAAGGCATTACTAATCCAGCAATCGAGGTACCCCAAGTTAAAAACATCTTAAGGTTGATGTCGTAGGTCTTCAAAACTCTACCAACCATGTTATTAGTAAACGACTTCATTTTCTTCAATGAACCAGAAAGATTATCATCATTTCTTTGTTCATTCAATATTAATTGAAACTGTGATTGACTTATGATAAATTCCATACGATTATAAATACTCCAGTTATATTTATTAGTATGAAAGGTCCACTTAATCCTGATTTAAAAGTTGGAGATGTAGTAATGTTACTCCACATGGAAAAAGAAACTGCGGTTCCGCCAGGAACTATTGGTGTTGTTACTAATATAACGAGAGACCCTTTTGAGTCTCCTGACGAAAAGATTATTTCAGTAAAATGGGAAAATGGAAGTACGTTGAGTATGATTACATCAACAGATGCTTGGAAAAAAATAAAGTCTGAAGAAAATATCCAAGAACAACGTGATAGCGCTTGGGATTATATGACTCAAAATGCGGATGTTTTTGAAAATTTCGATTGGAGATGGTTAGAACAATTTCTATATAAAGTGAGAGACAGTGGTATAATCAACATGTATGCGGCATATCCGTTACTTT